AGCGTAGCTTTTTGTCCTCCCCCTTCTGCTTATTGACAGCGTACTTAGTAATAGCATTGCCAATCTCCTCGCCAAGATTAGCCAATGCTTGACCGTAGTACTCTCCAGCCCTTGCGAATCCGCTTACGTCTGCTCTGCCCAGTTCAGGGCGTACTTGTGAACCTACTTGAAATGCCATAATGTTATCCTCCTATATTACCCTCAATCAGGTTTGCTTAAGAATCCACCACCTAGTGAACCAAGTCCACCAGCTAATCCACCGATCATAGCTCCCTGTGCCTGCATCTTGGCTCCTTGGAACTCAATGTCCTGACCTCGTTGCTGAAGTGCCATATTGATACCTACGTTAGGATCAAATAACTGCGGACCAGTAGGTCCAGCAGCAAGCCCTTGAGCTTGACCAAGCATCTGACCGCCGAGTTGAATCGCAGAAGACGGACGACCGAGAAGAGTCATACCAACGTCACCAGCCATTTGACGCTGCTGACCAAATGCACCAGCACCAGCCTGACGAGCCTCTGCACGTAGACCTGACTTGAACTGCTCTCGTCCAAGTATTTCAGCCGCTATGGAGCTTTCGTCGCCGATACGACCACGAGCCAAGGAACCTGCACGAGCAGCCTGCTCAGCCATTCTGCGTCGTTCTGGGGACAATGGACCCTCAGCCTCAGCGTAGAGTCTCTCAGCTTGTTGTTGGGCTAGGTCGGCCAGTGCCGCACTGCGCGGGTCAGCCTCTCGGTAAGCCTCAACCACTTGTGGTGCGAACTCCTGTAGTGCAGATACGTCAGCCTCTCGCTGCTCCTGAAGCTGCTCGCGTTGAAGTACTCCAGCCCGTCGGGACTGCTCCTCCAATAGGTCAAACACGCCCGGAGTAATCGCCTCTCCAGTCTCTGGGTCCTTAAGACCCTGAGCGTAGGTTGCAATATCCTGTAGCTCAAGCGCGGCGTAGCGAGGTCTGAACTGCTCCTCTGCGGCAATTAGTTTTTCCTGCAGGCGCGGGTCAGTAACGCCCTGATAATCTTTTCTAAACTCCTTACCGAATAAGTATTCACCCATCGCCTTGCCCGGATCGACTGGTGGTGGTGCTTTTCCTTTGCCTCCCATATTAGTCCTTTGCTTTTAAGATTCTTGTAAACAGATTAGTTGTGTAAGTTGTTCTTGTCGGTACGCCCTTACGGATACGGACACCCAGTAGTTTCTTTATGAGTACGTCGGGTTCTTTCTCAATGAATTTAAGAAGCATTTGTTTCCAAGCACTTGTGCTGGATGCAAACAAGAAGGCCATAAAGATTGCGTCACCGTCGGGCTTGTCCTCGTCCCAGTTGTACACAAAACTCCAGCCGTCATCCTCGTCGCAGTTGTACCACATAAAGACCCCGCTTATCTCTGCGGACTCGTCAGCCAGTACAATTAGAGTACCCTTGGCTTGGTGATAGGCAACTAACTGCCTGAGAGTTTTGACGTCCCAGTCCGGGAATACTTTCCCGTTCTCATTCTTTACGCAGTAATCAACAACCTTGTCCACGAACTCAACGAAGGCAGGCTGCTTCCCTGATTCGAGAGCAGCCACTGCTGAGTTAAGGACTGGATTGTTTACTTCCACTGTTAAAATTACTTAGTACCCGATGGCTTGCCAGTAAACTTTAGCGGTGCTTCCTATGTTATTCCTTATTTCTATAGATTCGTTACTAATTGGTCCTTGTAATCGAACTGGAGCGGTGCTGGTTGTGTTGTCTATTTGCCAAGACACTTGGACGTTGACGATTGTAGAAAAAGCTGTGGCAAAGGTAACAGTGCTAGTGCTGCCGCCCGTCATATCAAGTGAACCCCACTTCATAATCAGACCATTTGGCAATGTAACGCTTTCTTCTCCAGCATAAGTCGTGGGGCTGAATCCATCTGTAGATGAATCATCTACATAGGACTTAATGCTTTGCTGGGTAGCTAGTGCAGTCGCACTGTCCGATGACATATCGTCTTCGTCTAGAATGTTAACCTCCTCTGGTGCGGCAGCGGAACCGGACGTATTGCCAAGCACCGTCATATTGGATACGTTTTCAATCTTGGCTTTGGTCACATTGCTAGCCGCAATCTTGGCAGTTGTTACCGCATCATCCGCAATCTTGGCAGTCGATACCCCACCGTCCTTAACGATAATAGCACCACTAGAAAGCTGTGTGCTTACGTTGTCCACAGCACCACTAGCAAATGTAGCTGCATCAGCTAGGTTATTAAGTTTGCCTGCTGTTACTTGGTCGCCAGTGGCGAATGTAGTTCCTTTTGATATTACTGCCATTAGATTGCCTTGGTTGTCGATCTCATAGAAATTGACCCATCGACCTCGATGGATCTAATTCTAGGTCGTCCACTTGTATTGTTCATTGTGAATTGTATTCCGTAACCTCTCCTATTGCCTATTCTACCACGGATGGAAACATCCTCGTCAACTGCGAGATCCCCTCCATTTAAGCTGGATAGTGTCCCTAAGTCAACAGTTGCATCAGGGTTCTCAGTCTCGGCGAAGAACGCAACATCAGAAGAATTGCTATCTGAACTCTGGATATGGAAATCGAATTCCTTCCAACGCTTCCTGTCCATTGTCCCGAGCGTGTATTGTCGAGTTGTTAAGCTGACTGGAGGTGTCAAATTTTTCTGTGAGCCTCCGATTTGTGTAATAACTCTGTCGATTCCGTCCACCCGATTATCTAATCTATGGACACCGCCAATGTCGTTTACAGAGTAAACACCACGATTGTCCCCCTTTCCTACGACAATGAGGTTCGTGCTGTGGAAATTTGCATCATCAACTTGATCAATACTTTCCCACTGTTGATTCAAAAAGTTATAGACCAGAATAGCGTTATTCTCGACGGAGTCATCCAGTGGAACTGCGATGTAGTAGCGATTATCGAAGTAAACAGCCACTGCCTTGTCAGCGTAGTTCTTATTGATTCGCTGAATTGTGGAGTTAATGCTTTCCGATAGCGGTGTCCCTGTTCCACGAAGATTGTATTCATCAATGAACTCCGTGCTGTAAACTCCGTTGTCCGAAAGGAATAGAACCCTGTTTCCAACTTGAACTATACTCCTGCGAGCTAAACAACCGATTTCATTAGTCAGAAGTCGAACGGAAGCATTAGACAGATCGGTTGAGTTCTGGACAGTGTGGATACTGTTACGATTAAAGACAAGAAGCGTGTCCTCAGCAAATGAGTGCAAGCCAACCACAAAGTCAGCCGTTCCAGCGTTGAAACGATACTGAGCATATATCTGGTCATATGTATCCGTATCCAGGATGTCGGAGGCAATCACTTCATCCAAAGCAGCCTTGCTGGTGAAGCTATCAACCGCATTGTCCACCGTGTAATTGAATGGCATAACCAACCTGCGCTGATGATAGATAGCAAACGGAGGGGCTGGCATATGACTGAAGCCAAGACCAACCGAAACGTTCTGCTGGACTATGACTCCTGTTACATTGGATGCATCGTCCAGTTGAACAAAGAAATCAACAGTAAAAGCTGAATCATCACGAGCCGCAACGATGTATTCTGATCCAGCCGTAAAGGTGGATGGGCTACCCGTGCTTTCAATAATGAATTTTTCGCCTACTTGAAGACCATTCATAGCCGCTAGGCTTGCAAAGGTCGCAGTAGCTTTGCCGTCAACTATATCAATCTTTGTTGGAGTTAAACGTTTCGGCTGACTGTATTCTCCGCTAGCTACCTTTGTAAAAGCAGGAGTTCCAGTTAGGTCCCCGTCCCACTCGAAGGCTGTCCGTCCATCGCGAAAGATAAAAACCTTATTAAAGGCCTGGATCATATCCACTGATTGGGAAATTGTTATACCAGATGGATAGTCTATATCCGTCGTTGTGCCATCGGACACCTTGATTGCAATAGCCTTTGAGTTCGAAGCAATAATAATGTATTGACTTGCTGAGGCAGTTGGATCCGAATAAGCACAGGAGCCGTAGATTGCATTAACAATGTCGTCATTCAGAATTGCCGTAACTCCGTCGCCCTCTTGCCCGACAGTGGGTAGATTAAACGGAAGTGACAAGGCATCCTCATCAACGGCAAGGGGAGCAAGAAGAAGCTCAACACCTTTGCGAACCTGCGCCTCCCCATTGCGATCCAATCGGATGTTCTGGGCATCGGCAAGCATACCAGCCTGCAACTGGTCAGGGCGTAGTCTATTATTGAACCCAACGAAACCACGATCACCATCCTTGGCGATTCGGTCATCTCTTGCTCCATATGTGCGGTACTCAGGCATTAGCAGTCCCAGGCTCTACGGCTCCAGTAATTAGCTGACATTTTACTTTTTGCGCCCTTGATGCCTGCGCTCCGTGCGCAGTAGCTCTTCTTTCTCTTGGGCTGACTTTTCTTGATGCTCATATTAGCATCACCGAATCGAATCAACTTCTCCTTACCACCCTCGCAGGCTTTCACGACGAACTTCTTCCCGCCCTGGACTTCACGGCGTGGTACGTTGCACTTCATCTTTGCTTTATCTGCCATTGTTATTTCTTCTTAACGGGTTTAACTCGACGTGGTTTTCCTGCTGGTTGTCCTAGTTTCTTCTTCTCAGCTATCC